CCATCATAGGACGCCATTTACTATTCATCCAATCTTCTTTTTTCTTTTCGCTTGCGCTCAATTTTGAATACTCTTCGCTCATTTTTCGCTCCTCTAAAAATTTACTTTGTAGCGTCCTCGTGTATCTTTTTCTGTTGATTGTACCAGTCTATCCAAAGATTGTACTTGTTTCTAAGTTCATAATAATGACCATAATTTTCGTTGACATTTTTTAAGATATCACTTAGTTCTGGTTTTTTACCTTTGGGTAGATCTTTTAAAGGTTCAGCTGGCACCATCAATTCCGGTGGTACATCTGGAAATTTATAAGTTACTGGTGCTGTAGTCATACAGCCTGTTAGCAGTAGGCCGATCGCAGGAAGTATTAGAATCTGTTTCATTTCTTTTCCTCCGCTGGTCCTTTTACTGCTCGTCTGTAAATTTGTTCAGCTTCGTCTGAAATTTTACATTCGGCATTGATAACCTTTTCTTTCTCTACTATTCTTTCTTGTATTTCGGTAACAGTTTGTGTTATTACCTTTTGTTTTTTCAATCTTTCTACTTCTAGAGCAGCATTAGCATCAGCCGATTGCTGTTCTGCTATGGCTAACTTGGCTTGTAATTCCTCGACTCTAGCTCTCCATGCCATTTCAGTAGCATAGCCGCCTTCAAAAAATACGCCAGCTACAAACATCACAGCACCTACTATCCTTATCATTAAACCATAGTGTTCGATAAAGATTATATGTCTAGCAACAGAACCTAAAATGATTCCTGCTAGTCCTAGAATTGTTATAGCATGTACAAAAAATTGTAACAAGCTATCGGGAATAAAGGCAAGCCACCACATTAGAATACGATCCTTATAGACATGGCCTTGTTACCATTTTCTAAAACAAATGATTCACCATATTTGTTGATGTTAAAATCGCCAAGAAGTTTAGTTAACCACATGGCTTCTGCGGTGCTCTTGGTATCCATCTTTAATGTTTCATTTAGATCTCTGGAGATAGAATCCTTATCTCCGAAACCTACAATATCAAAATTCATCTTGATACCAAAGGGTTTTGTGATAGTTACTCTATTGCCTTCTACTACTATTTCGTCTTTGTAGGTTTTGTTAAAAAACTTCTGTATGCTTTCCACACGGATGTTTTCCATCATCATGTCGTAGTCGTTGGCACTAGTAGGAACGACTTTGTTTACATTATCTTCATTGAGATCGTGTGCTTTGAACTGTTTATAATATTTGAATCGCCAGTTATCAACACCGGTCAATCTTCTCATACCGTCGGCAAGTTCTGTTATCTGTTTTGCTAAGTTAGGTGTTCTCTTTAATTCAACAAATACATGATATTGCCCGTAACGATCTTCGCCGGCACTGACATCTGAATCTAAAACAAAATCAAAACCTTTTTCGATGAATTCCATCATGTCTTTAGCTGGTGCTCGATCCCTCACTCGGAAACTTAATACACAGACATCACGGTCATCGCCCATTTTGCTTTGGAAAGCATCTATCTCGAAAAGAGAAACGACCATGTCTTCTAGGTCGTTGGGTCTAAGACCTTCTCGTAGTTGTCTCATGGTGTAGCTCCAATGTCTTCGACTGGTTGGTTAGTATTGACCGGAGCAACTGGAATATTAGACATAGGGTCATTTACTTTGTTTTTCTTGAGAGTGCTGTAGCCTTTGTCAATATCAAACATTAATTTTTTAGGCATACGGATTTCAACTAACCAAACTTTTTTAGTATCAATCTTGCCTTTCCTTGTACCCGGTCTGATGTCATCGGGTGATTTAATCTTTCTTACTGTTGATACTTCGTCTTCTTGGAAGAATACTCTACAACCGTACTCTAACAATCTTTGTCCACCTTTAGGATTGGGCATTTCTTTTTCTGGCCACATAAATGTACAGGAGACGAAATATCTGGATTCTACAGGTCCCTCGACGAGCTCGCCGTCTAACCAGTTTTCATACACATATACATCTAGTTCATCTAGCACCCTCTCAAAATCCTTGAGAATGTTTAATGAATTGTTAGAATCATATATGTTTTGTATGTTTTTTAGGATATCTTTAGTATCGCGCATAGTGTTTTAAGTCCTCACAGTTATTTATTTCAAAAATCAATGTGTTTATACTTTATTTTGAGCGCACGAACTTAAATAATTTTGTGTTCGGACACGGACACTACGGTCTAAAGGTCCGTGCCTAACACTATAACAGGAGGCTATCCTTTGAGAAAAAACAGAAAAGCTAGAAATCAAGCGTTACACCAGCAAGATAATGTAGTCCAACTAAATAAATTCCTTCCAAAAAAGAAAAATCGCGTTCTAATATATCCCAAGAATCTCAATCAAGAGACTTATCTACTCAAACTCCAAAATCCACAAAACCACATAGTATTTGCTATCGGACCTGCGGGTACGGGTAAAACCATGTTGGCCTGTCAAATGGCAGTCAAACTGTTCCAGGAAGGAGAAGTAGACAAGATCGTGGTAACTCGTCCAGCTGTTAGTGTGGACGAGCAGCATGGATTCTTGCCAGGTACCCTACAGCAAAAGATGGAGCCCTGGACTAGACCTATTTTTGATGTTTTTGAAGAATACTATTATGCCAAAGAAATAGAAAACTTTGTCAAAGAGGGGGTGATTGAAATCAGTCCTTTGGCATATATGAGAGGAAGGACCTTCAAGAAATCATTCATTATCGCTGATGAAATGCAAAATGCTACGCCCAGCCAAATGAAAATGCTACTTACACGTCTTGGAGATGGTTCCAAGATGGTAGTAACAGGAGATCTACAACAAGCTGACAGACCTACATCAAATGGTCTGTTAGAATTTTTAAAATTATATGATGATTTTAAAAATCAAAAGTATGTAGATACGGCTCACTTCACAGTAGAAGATGTTGAAAGACATATCGCTGTGAAAGAAGTGCTAGCAATTTACGGAGACTCAGAGGGAAGATAAACTATAATTACCTAGCAGTTAAGCACTGGTCAGCCTAGCCAGTTTGACCAGTGTCGCTGACAGATTGATTTCGGGATCTACGATCAGACCGTGATCCACTAATCCTTGCTTAATGATAAGGATGGCGCTATCTTGTTTGGTTTCGTCACCGAAAACTTCTGTGTTGTTATACAACCAAGTAAACACTTCTTCCATTTCTTCGGCACGTAGTTTGCCGCAGAGCATTTTTCTCGCATCATTTATCTTGCCTGCTTTGAATAATTCAATCATGTCAAAGCGCCAATCATTTTCTCCCGAGTCTCCCTTTTCTGGTTTAATCAAAACTCCTTCTGTAGAGTTTTGCTGTAACATATTGATACATTTTCTAAGATCGGGATAGGTTACAGACACATAAGATGCTAGATCTTCAATATCAAATTTGATATTTTCCATGGTCAATATGTTTTCTACGCGAGTGATAAAATCCATCTGATCTAGTTTATGAAAGTGGAAAGTCTGACAGCGACTGTGGATAGCATCCATGATCATGTGCGGTTTATTACAGGTTAGTATAAATCTCGCAGTATTATGGAATTCTTCCATGACTCCACGCAACGATGCCTGCGCCTGCGGTGTTAGAAAGTCCGCCTCATCTAATAGAACGACTTTAAATGGACCAAAAGGCATCATGCTAACAAAGTTAGTAATAGTGTCACGTACTTCGTCAATACCACGCTGACGACTAGCATTTAGTTCTAGCACGTCATACTCTTCGATACCGATTTCGTGTATCAACATCTTGGCCATAGTAGTTTTACCTATGCCGGGACTTCCGCTTAGTAGCAGATGCGGAATAGACTTGCTCTTGACCCAAGATTCTACCTGCTTCTTTTGATGTTCGTCTCGCCACACATAACCGTCTAGTGTTTTAGGACGATATTTTTCTACCCACAGTTCTTTCATTCTTGAACTCCGAAATGTTTTCTAATAGTTTTGTCTATTCTACGCTGATATTGTTCGTCAGTAAACGTCATAGGAAATAAGGATGCGCATTCTTCTATGATTAACTCGGCGAATTTTTCTTTACTAAAGATTAATTCGCCTTTATATTCGACGAGACTTTGTACCGCAAGTTTTTCTAATAATGGTATTGTGCTCATACTGTTTCTTCAAATGGTTTGATTTCTATTACATTAGCTACACGAAAACTGCGCCATTCTTTTTTATCAGTACAGAAAGCTACTACTACATTTTCGTTGATTTCTCTTACTTTCTTTTGTGTTTCTGGTTGTTCTGCCTTAGGCGGCGGAACAAGATCTGCCTTTAGCGTACAAGGCATAGAACGTAACTCTCCGCTAACTTTAGTGAACGTAACAGTATATACGCCTTCAGCAAGCAGTGTCAAAATTTCTGATCTCGTCATTTAGGTACCTTTTTAGTTCTTTGTCAGTTGGTTGTACATCATAATTGTTCTTAAAGAAGATTTCATAACTATCGCTGCCGTACTTGCCAATGCCGTATAATTGTTTTGCATCAACCCCATCCCAAGACATGAAATCTGCGGTCATGAGTTTGAGTCTTTTAAATCGTACATTGTACATGCCTAATGGCCAGATGATTTCTTTTACATCATCGATGGAAGCCCACAAGAATTGTTTGGGAGTAGGCCATTTTTCTAAGAATAGAGGTAGCACATATTTCACTGGCTTGCGTCCAGTTTGGTTAAGCATGATGACACCAACCATGTGTTGCCAAGCACGAATCTTTTCGTCCTTAGCCGGCAACTGCTGCTGTACCATCAAATCGTCTCGTAAGGGAATAGCCATGATTATAGTATAGAGGAAAAAAAAGGGTCTGTCAAGACCCTTATGCTTGTTTGACTAACAAAGGTCTAAGGTTGGGAGGTTGCCATCCCTCTGGCTTTAAAACCTTGCCGTCTTCACGCTTGCGAACCTTGCCTGTTTCTGGATCGATCTTAGCAAAGTTTGTGCGCATGACTTCTTTCCACGCACCCTCAGCATCTGCTCCGATACTATGTATAGCACCGATAGTGACTACCAAGATATCGATCAAAGCGTCTAAGGTTTCTACGCTGTTGTCAGAAGTCATAGCTTGACTGAGTTCGCCCATTTCTTCTGCTATGAGATTACAGTACATTTGAAATTGAGCTAGATTCAACCCCTGTACTGTTTGGTCACAGGCTGTCATAAACTGTTCTTGATCACGGAACGGATTCGTCATTTGTTTTCCAATCTATAAGCGTCTACGGCATTCGGAACTGCGATGCCTTGGTTGATATTTACTGTGTCGTTTGGTTTTTCAGAACTCCACATTAATATGGCTTTGTTTTCTACCAGTCTAATAGTAACAGGTTCGTCACCGCCATTATCATATTCGATACCTCTTGTCCAACGACCGTGTTCGACTAGGATCCAATCACCAACTCCGAAATCTTCTTTATGTTCAGGACCAACGGCAAACACCTTACCCCAGCGAGGATAGATACCTTCTACCTTGCCGTCATCACTTTTGATAATAATGCCGCTGGCAGTTTTCTGCTCACCGAAATACATATCACTGACCATGATTTTGTCACGGAGGATTCGCAATTTACCTTTGACTACTGACATTATTCCTCCGCTTTCTTAGGTGTAGGATTTTCTGCTTTTACTGACCTGGGATTACGATTGTAATATTCTGCCATCAATTCTTCTCTAGTCTTTACGATCTTGCCACCTGGACCTAATTGGTCACCGCGGGCATTGACTTTAGCGTTGCCTACAGCCTGTACGAGTTCGTTGACTAGGGTGAGTTTTTCCATGTCGATTTCTCTGCCCTGCATGGTTCTAACTGTTTTACCCATTATTATCTCCTTTTAATTCTTGTCTTTGGTAGCTTACGTCCTTGTAAGATACGTCTAGCGTTTCTAGCTGCCACTACCTTAACCTTTCTTTGTCCATTTCTTTTAGCCATCTGTTTCTCCTTTGAAAAACTCTGTTATAGGTAATTTGTATTTAACGCTGTCTATCTTATGTAGTCCTATAAGATATAGACAGTAGCTAGAAACGGCACTACCTCGTCCCACACCCCAGACTATATTATTTGCTCTAAGAGTATCGACCAAGTATTTTGATACTTTTAAAATATCTAATAGATTATGTTTTTTATATAGATCTAGTTCATCGACTAAACGTCCGTAGTTTTCTTTTGGACATTGATTGACTAGGAATCCTTCTATATCCATTGTTTGGTAATTGTGTGGAATAAACCAAGAGCGTCCTTTTGGTAATTCGGACATTGGCATAGGATAGTTTAGTTTTTCTTCTAAACAGCGTTCAATATATTTTTCTAAATTGGGAGATAGGTCTGTGACGAAAGAATCTTCTAGAGCAGAAGGTCCGTATTTTAACAGTCCTTCTATGATGTCTTTGTCTGCGTTATTCAACATTAATCAATTGATCCAAGTCTTTATCTAGTCCTTTAGACGCATTTGTTCCATTGTTTCTCAAACGTCTAGCTAGCTCTTCTCTGTATATTGTAACAAAGGTTAAGACTTGTGTCAAGAGATCTCGGTTTCCTAATCTCTGTGCTTGATAATATTTTTTAGTCAGTTCTTGTAACTTCAGCTCTACTTCCGAATCTTTGAGTGTGCTAAGATCGGCTTGGAACGGATGTATCATATTAGTTGAATACGCCCATACATTCTACCAAATAGCATCTAGCCAATGAACCGGGATCTATGCTTTTGGCTCTTGTAGTTACTCTTACCAACATAGCCGAAGTTGCGCTAGTCACTGTGATAGGATTAGCAGGAAAGTTGGCTTTTAATACTGGTATAACACCATCTGTAGGGAAAGTGATAGTTCTAGCAGTACCGTCGCCTCTAATTTCTAATATAACTGACACAGAATTGTCTACAGGAAACCCTTCGAAAGTAAACTGTGCATCGCCGCTTAATGACACATATTGATGATCAGCATTTCCGAAGTTGATAACGATCGCTCCGCTACGTGTACCTAGGTTAAGAAAACTGTGAATATTATTTCTTAACACGGCATTGGTGATCGCCTTTTTGTTGAAATCGTTGTCTACATTGATTTTAGCTGTATTAGCCTGTAGGTCTGTAATTTCGGTAGCTGCTGTAGCTAGTCCGATCTTGGTATAATTGAAATTATCTCTAAATCCTTGAGTATCGTTATCTACTCCTGCGATTGGATAAGTTTCATCAATCTGTGCTGAATTTATGTTGCTTGCCATTTTATATTATTTCTCCACGTTGCGGAAATGCTAGATATTTATCCTGTAGTATTCCGTCGGTAGAATCAATCAGATATCGATCTACTTCAAAGTCTATGGTTTTAAAATCGAAATCGCTTAGATTCTTTATGTTTATTATGATGTCATCTGCTGCTCCTGGTAAACAGTAGCAGATAGGCATCGCACTAACCCATCCAGGTTCTACGAAACTAGATTCCTGTATGCTTCTCATCCAAAGCGGCAGATAGGTTCGATCATTAAGGCCTGTACTTTTGATACGTTTTCTCATATTTTTGATACTGTTTGGCCATATTGTCTGTACATCTCTATCACTAGCAAGAAAGTTATTGCTGTCTACTCTGATAGTATCAACATCGACTCTCACAGGTCGATTTATATTATCTGGAAGATTTATCTGTCTACTGATGCTCTTGCCATTTTTTACTAGATCGTCGACTACATCGACATAGACTACTTCGTAAATAATTTCTTGTGTCGTAGGATCTTTAGCGACAGCTTTTTTGATGTCACCGAATTTCAATCTTTTGTTATAGTGATTCCTGCTGACAGCTTCAACAAACATATCTATGTTAGAACTTTGTATACCGGCATAAACTAACATAGTCAAACTGTCCTGTATACCAAATGCCGGATCCCCATATCTATAAATTTTTTCGGGATTGAAAATAGTGGTGTCAGATATAAATGTGTACCAACGATCTCTTTTGCTTTTTTTCTGTAATACCTTGAAACTGAGATTGCTGTAAACTATATCACTGATACCTGATACAACTATCTTAAAAGTTTTAGATGAACTGGAATAATTGTAGATATCTCTAGCAGCAACTACAAATGTAAATTCTTTATCAAATGATGTTAATGTATTATCAAATGTAACATTAAAATCTCTTTCACTACTACCGTCATAATTATAAAATCTTGTTAAACCGCGTGTAATGTTCGTAGTCGTATTGCCATCAAGAGTGAGAAAATTTGTTGATAAGGAGTCCCCATTATCTACGGTTATGTTGCCACTACCGGATGCTGAGCCACCATCTAAGTCATAGATAAAACCAGTTGAATTGAATGTTCCGATTTGTCTAACTTTTCCAATGATTTCGCCAGTTGATAGTAAAGTAAGACCTGGAGGTAAAACTCCTTTTCCGGGTACTAGTTGATAAGTTACTAGACCGTTTCTTAGTAATGATTCAGCTTCGATTACTAATTGGCTATCTTTATTTGGACTGATTGATCCAAGTTCAGCAGGTGATATCCATTTGATACCCGTCTCAAGCTCACCGATAGTCTTGATAGTGAATGTTCTAATACTACTGGCCTGTGTTCCTGATGGATAGGTAGTAGTAGCCACCACACTGAATTCAAATGTTTCTGTTATTCTGGGTTGATACGGTACTTTGCCTGTTAATTTTCCTTCTATCGTATCTAATACCATGCCTTTAGGCACCACGCTTGGAGTTCCGAAAAGTATTTCAGATCCTTTGGGTATCTTGCCATTTATTCTTGGATCTACGTAAATTCTATACTTGTTATTGCCTTGATATACGATATTGTCGATAGAATATGATCCAAGTGTGCTATCAGTAAATGTGGCTACATCATAGACCGATATCAGTTGTTTTTTATTAGGAACAGGATAATCACCAGCCACGGTTGGTTTTATTTGTACATCTAAGTATGTGTCGGTATCTCTAACTATAGATAGAGTTTCTGCTCTTATCTGAGGATTGATATCATTTAATCTAAAAGTGATTGTACCTGGCCATGTATCTGGGTGGAACACTTCTAGATTTAAAGTAACATAATTATTAGCTCGTCTTGTGCCTAGATCGGGTTCAGTGATCCATATAGGAGCTCTTACATATGTGTTGTCGGCTCTGAATATACCAGTTCCTACTTGCATTATGGTATTATCTGATTTCAAGAAATCTTCGCTGACTACATAGATTTTAAAAGTTCTTCTTTCGTCATGTAATCCATCTGAGGCTACTACAACGAATTGATAAAATCTAGTCAACTTTCTTGGAAACATTACAGCATCAAAGTAATCAAATGTCTGTACGTCGAACCCGAAACTATCAAAACCGTTGATAGGTAAAGCACCTAGATCATATGGTTCTGAATCATATAAATTCCTGTCATAGTTAGAATTATAAATTTTATTTTCTAGAGCAAAAATTGGTTTTGTAAAACCTGAAATCCTACCAGTTGATGACAATGTGAGACCTGGGGGAAGTTCCCCACCGTCGAATGGTATGTAGTATTCTATTTTGTCGCCTGCCGGAATGTCAGGATCTAAAGCTAATAGTTGGAAATCAACTTTGTCGTTATCAAGCACAAAGTATGTGTAATTAGGACCTACCGGTAAAAGTCCGTCTGGTGTAACCCAAAATGGTTCATCTGCCCCTAACACTGTTATTTCGAATGTTCTATCTTTTTTATCTACACTGTCACTAGCTCGGATAACAAATCTAGAAGTAATTGGTTTCTTAACTTCGAATGGAGTACCTACTATGGTATTATTTTCTAATCGTAGCCCGAGAGGTAATGAACCTGATATCAGCTTATAAGTGACAGCAGATACGCCAGAGCTGGCAGAAAGAACTATATTTTGTTTAGTTCTTTCATTTAATGTACCTAAGGTACCAGCTGGAGTATTCCATGTTACAGCCATACGAATTCCTTAGAAGGTTGACGACTGGATAGATATTCTTGACCAAATACTTGTGCTTCCGTCATAAAATCCGCTACAGATATAGAAGTAAGTATTATCTAGAGTGACCATTCCGGGAACACTGCCTGGATAACCTACTGATGTAGTTGGGACAACAGAACTTACTGTAAGTGTTGGCTGTCCTGGATTATAGAATGTAACTTCATCACCATTTAATCCGTGACCTGCGCTGATAGCAAAAGTTTCTGTAGCTGTTATAACATTGCCTACTACCGACAACACAGTTCGTTCACTTACTCCTGGTAAGCTGAATACAGCACCTGGTAATATGTTTGTAGGATCGTCGACTGTAAATGTGGTCCTAGATCCTGCTGGGATATTACCCGACAATGTGGTCGTGATAGGTAAAGCGTTCCACACACCGTTTTTAACTACGATGTGATTGCTGTTTTCGTCAATTTTAATATCAAGGCCGTATTGTCTTACGACGCCTATATCTTTTTCTACTCCGAGATTGATTCTATCTGATAGATATACTCTTTTGAATTTTTGGTAAGCTATAGAACCTAGATTAGTAACTCCATCTACTTTTGGAATGACATCGTCTACGATTGTATTTCTTAGATTAATACTAACATCGTTACCATCTATTAATGGTGCTCCTCCCAAACCTGAATTATTTGGAAATACAGAACCATAATGATCGCCTCTGGTCTGTCCGCCGAAGGCAGCATCTGTACCATCGGTTCCTGTAGTCATCACAGTTTGACCGCCTGTAGATTTTAACAGTCCTGTTAGATTTCCGCTAACATTGCCAGTTACGTTTCCGATTACAGGACCAGTATGTGTGCCATTGCTGCTACCAGTTAAGTTACCACTAACATCACCAGTCAAGTTTCCATAAAATGTACCGTAGATCTTTCCGCTGGTGCCATCTACTATAAGTGTACTATCATCAGCAAACACAGAACCATTTAGATCACCGTGAACATTGCCTTGTAGATTTGACACTACGTTGGTTGCGTTGACAGTATTGGCCCAAAGATTTTGCCAACGCTTGCTGGTAGTACCTAGGTCGTATGTGTTGTTAGTATTTGGGATTATGTCTGAATTAATGTCTGCTTGAAATACCACATTGTCTGTACTCGCATTACCTAATGTAATATCACCATCGGCAGTGATAGTGCCGCTGGCATGTATGTTACCACTAATGTCGATATTACCAGTACCTACAATATCATGACCATTTAGGTTGATATCGTTGATGATGCTGCTACCTGATGATAAAAATTTTCCACCTACAGTAGATCCGTCACCTATGTATAACGACTTTGTATCTGTCGTAAAAATTAATTCACCTGCCGCTGGGGTAATGGTTAACCTTTCTGCGTTGGTTCCTCTGCGTATCTTTAGGGCCATCCTTTTTCTCCGTTAAATCGTTCCGAGATCGAGTTCATAGGTACCTGGACTTGTTACTGTACCAAAATCCCAATCGAGCTGTGAAAATAAAAATTCTGTTGCGTTTATATAATTTCCTTGAGTTATCGAACCAAAGTTATAATCGAATACTCCTGAAATTAATGCTTGGCTGTTGTAGCCTAATAGATTACCGAATAAATTTGTAGCGGTAATATTTCCTGTTATGTTTATATTACCTAAACCTAATAGACTGTGTCCGTTTAAATTTAGGTCTTCTTCTAGATTGACTGCTACTAGGTTAGCATCGAACACTATAGTATTTCCAGACTTAGTGATTACAATATTGTTTCCGCCCTGGAAAGTAACCTCTGTAGTTGGACTGATAGCATCCACATTACCGTTACTAGTTACTATACTATTAAATGTGTTTTGTAAAGGAGAATTAATAGTGATGTTATCAGTATTTTCTACAAGATTAATATTAGTTCCAGCTACTAATGATCTCATTTCGAGATTATAATTAGACTTTTGCTTGAAGATCCTAGCACCTGAACCTAGGTTTTTTCCAGTAACACTCAGTTGGTTATCTAAAGTCGCGAAATTAGCATTGACTTTTTGGAAAGCCGCACGAAGATCGTCTCCGAGACCGTCATTGACAAAATTACCTATGTTGATCGATGTTATGCTCATTTTATTACCTTTACCCTATATTTATCCTAGTTTTTTATAACCTGCCTACGGCAACTTCGATCGTACCAATTCTATCGCTGTCGTAATTTTCTAGGGCTTTACCTATGATTGTTCCTGGTTTAGCTTCTTCGCCGGAAGAAATAGCTACACCCGGAATCTGGCTAGAAACTATGAGATCTCCTTTGGAAATTTTGCCTACTACCTTACATGGCACACGGCCTTGTAGTGCGACACATACTCTAGTGCCTGGGCATTCTCCGTTCATCACATAAGCCGGATTAGTAGAAACCACACCGGCTATTCTAGTAGTAGCTGCTTTGCTGCTCTTAGTGACTTCGGCAGAGCCTCCAAATTCTACTATCGTACCTGGTTCGTATTCTTGATCACTTGTATACCATTCTGCTAAGTCGGCCCATGTGGCTGAGAATCTACTGCCCGAACCTATAGACCAGTTACCGACAATCTGTCCAGTATTTGCTGCTG